GTGCCAATGGCGTTCCAACTCGGGCGGGATTGCGATGTGCGCGCCATGGTTCACGCTGCCCTCCCGATGCCCGGGCTGGCACGGCCGACAAGCTGGCGGATTTCGCGCTTGTTGAAGCCGAAGGTCATCAACGCCGAGGCGCGATAGCGGGTCAGGCCATAGTCCTGCCGGAACTCGGGCGGCAGGTATTGCAGTTGCTTTTCGGTCGCGGCCTGCTTCAGCCAGCCCTTCGATTTGAAGGCGCTCTCGTCGGTCTCGTATTCGTTCAGCCAGTCATCGGCCTGTGCGAGACAGACCGTCCGCTCCCCCACGCCCAGAAGCCGGGGGGCCCGGCCCTTCGCGCCGCCTACAGCATGCCAGCGGCCCTCGAGGAAGAAGATCCCGCCCCAGGCATTGAAGCCATTGGCCATCAGCGCGGCGTCATCGCCGAAGAGATCGACCCATGCGAAACTTGACCGCTTCAGAAGGTCGATCTCGGACATGATGAAACCCGAGAGCGGGATGACATCCTGGCCTTCGCCGGGTTCCTCGACGTCGCGCGCGAACACCTCGCCGCAGAGCGGACATTCCATGGCGGCCAGCGGGATTTCCGCCTCACAGGCCGGGCAGGTTTTCGTCGGTGCGTCGCCGGACTCGGTCTTGCCGTCCAGATCGACATCCTGTTCCAGCGTGCCGTGGATCAGGCTCGACGTCCCGAAATCCAGCACGATGCAGTCGGTCTTCACGACACCGGGGTGTTCCTCGGGATCCACCGTGCGCAGTCCACGCCCGACCATCTGGATCATGGTCGACTTGTAGGAACTCGGCCGCAGCAGCACGACGCAGGAGGTGGGCGGATGGTCCCAGCCCTCGGTCAGCACGGCCACGTTGACGATGACGCGAATTTCGCCCGAGGCATAGGCGGCGAGGATTCGGCGACGCATGCCGGCATCAAGATCGCCATGAATGACGGCCGCCGAAACCCCAGCGTCGTTGAAGGCGGCAGCGACGTTTTCGGCATGGGCGACGGTGGAACAGAACACCACGGTCGGCCGCTCGCTCGCCTTTTCCTGCCAGTGCCCCACGACCTCATCCGTCACCGGCGCGCGGTTCATGATCTGCGCGACCTCGGTCATGTCGTAGTCGGCAGCGCTCTTGCGCACGGCACGCAGTTGTTCCTGCACACCGACGTCGATGACGAAGGTGCGGGGTGGGACAAGGTGGCCCGAGGCGATCAGCTCGCCCAGCCGCACCTGGTCGCCGACATTGTCGAAGATCTCGCGCAGACCCTTGCGGTCGCCCCGGTTAGGCGTGGCGGTGACGCCGAAGATCCGGCAGGCAGGATTGGCGCCCCGGACATGGTCGATGATCCGGCGATAGCTGTAGGCCACCGCGTGATGCGCCTCGTCGATGACCAGAAGGTCGAGCGCAGGCATCGCCGCCAGATTGGAGGGCCGCGAGAGGGTCGGCACCATGGCGAAGGTCGCCCGCCCTGCCCAGCTCTTGGCCTCGGCATCGACAACGGAGGTGGTGATGTCAGGCGCGACCCGGCTGAACTTCGCCCGGTTCTGTGCGGTCAACTCGTCGCGATGCGCGAGGATGCAGGCCTTGGCATCACTGCCCTCGAGGGATTTGGCGACAACCGCCGACAGGGCGATGGTCTTGCCGAAGCCCGTCGAGGCTATGCTGAGGGTGTTGCCGTGATCGCAGAGCGCAGCGAGGCTGCGCTCCACGAAGAGGCTCTGTCGGGGGCGAAGGCGCATGGATCAGGCCCTCACTGCGCCCAGGAGGGACGACCGGGCACCGGCGACGCAGGTTGCGCCTGAACCGGCTGCTGCGGCGCGGGTTGCGCGGGCAGGTGGTAGCCGGGCTGTGCGGCGAGCCCCATGTGCTGGGCGTAATCCCGATGGTCCGGCGTCACAGCGCTGCGGATTTCGTTCTTGTCGTCGCCGGTGGCATCGGTGCCGACGTCGATCCGGGCCAGGAACTCGATCCCGTCCAGATCCCCGAGCCCGTTGATCCGCCGCGCCGCCTGCGCCTGCGGGGACTGGTCCTTGTCGGAAATCCCGCGCGCCGAGTTCAGCATGCCGCGGATCATGCTGCGGCCCATGTTGGCCCAGTCCGGTCCCTTCGGGCTGTAGAGGCCGATCAGCGTGAAGATCTTGCGCCGGGCATACTGCCCCTCGGTCACGGTGAACTCGCCGTTCAGGTACACGGCGCCAGTCGAGCCGCGGGTGGCATAGCCCCCGGTCCAGCCCTGCGACGCGTCGTCGAAGCCGCCAGGGCGGATCGTCAGCCGCACCTTGGCCAGCGTGCCTTTGGGGATGAGGTTGGTGTTGGACTGCGCGTCGTTGAAGTCGTTCCAGGAACCCATGGGGTGTCTCCTCTTGCGGATCAGGTTTGCGGATGGGGGTGATCGGCCGCGCCGTCGGTGGGCGGCGTGAAGGTTAGGCGCCTTGGCGCGGGCGTGCCGGGGGCGCGGATCTTGTCCATCAGGCGGCCGAGATGCGGCTCTTCCACCGGGCCAAGCCGACCGGAACGGTCCTTGGCCGGGAAGCCCCAGGGGTTGATGGTGTGGCAGACAAAAGCGCGGTAGGGATCGCCGCCATCGGCCTTCAGCTCGGCCATGGTGATCACCTCGTCGACGATCCCCGGCAGCTCGAGCCCGGTCTTCGATCCGTCGATCTGCGGCTGGAAGATGCGCCGGTTGAAGTCGTCGAACTTCTCGTCGAGGATCCCCACGAACCAGACGTTCCGGCCCCGGGTGTGCTGGAGGTGGGTCAGCCAGGCGATCATCTCGCGCCCATGCAGCCCGTAGGCCCCGCGGACGTCCGGCTTGCCGGTCTTTTCCGACACCGCCTCGGGCTGGCCCTTGCACCACTGAAAGCAGAGCCGCCCCGCCACGGTGATCGAGTCGACGAAGATCGTGTCGTAGCGATCGAGCGCGGCGGGATCGCCGAACTTCTGGCAGACGGCGGCATGATGCGCGGGGCTGTAGGGCTGTTCGTCGCGCAGGGCCGGATTGGGCCCGCCGATGAACACCGCGAAATCGCGACACTCCGCCCATGTGCGCGGCCGGATGCTGTCGCCCGGCCAGCCCTCGATGGCCAGATCGCCCGCCTCGAGGTCGATGAACAGCGTGCAGGCGGGGTCGAGCGTCCAGAGAAGGCTGGTCTTGCCGATGCCGGATTTGCCGAAGATGCAGCCCTTGATGCCGCGGGGCTCGGCCAGCCGCTGGTCGGCAGTGATGATGGGCAGGCTCACGCGCGGTCCTCCTGCGGCAGAAGGTCGATCTTCAACGTGCCGGTCTTGACGGTGCGGGCGGGCTCGAAGCCCTGGCGGATCGCCTCGGGCCAGGCGACATAGGCGCGCTCGGGCACCTTCAAGCTGATCTCGACATATTCGGCCGGATCTTCACCCGCGGCGCGGATGCGCTCGACCATCGCGGCGAGCTTCGCCTGGTCCCACTCAACACGCTTCGGCAGGTCGGCAACCACGGTGAAATCGCCATCGGCAATGCGGACAGTACCGGTGTCCTTGCCGCAGGCGCGGCGTGCCTCGGCAGCTCGGGCGGCGTAGCGGACCTCGAGCGCGGTGGAAAAGCGCGCGGTGACGGCCTTCATCTGCTTCGCCGCGGCGTCGATCTCGCGCTGCAGGGCGGCCAGAAGCTCGACGGAAAGCTGGGCGATTTCGCCTGCGGGCAGGTTGATCAGCTGATCGATGCTGGGGGTGTTCTGCGGGAACGTCATGGGGGTCTCCGTGATGGGGGAATAGGAGTCAGGCGGCCTCGAGGAGGCGCATCGAAAGGGCAGGACCGGCCTCGCGCGGTCTGGCCCGGGCGATGGCGATGTAGGCGAACTGGTCGGGGCCGATCCGGGCCTGCACGAGGTGAACAAGACCCTGCTCGGCGGCACGCAGCGCGGCCGATGCCACCAGGCGAAGGGCGCGTTGCTGTTCGGCGGGCAGCTTCGAGATGACGGAGGTCGCGTCGACCGCGAGAAAGCCGCGATGGTATACCAGCGTCTCGCCGGGCGCGGCCTGCGCGATCCAGGCCGAAAGCCCGACCTCGTCAAGGCCAGGTCCGGCCGCGCCGAAGATCGACACGACGCCGGTGGCGCGGAGGATGGAATGTCGGGCCATCATGCCGCGCCCCGATCCGCAGTGCTGCGCCGCTGGCGGGCCTGCTCATAGGCCAGCACGTCCTCGAGCCGGTAGACAACGCGACCCCCGATCTTCAGGAAGGCCGGGCCCTCGCCGGTCCAGCGCCAGCGTTCAAGAGTGCGCGCCGAAATGCTCCAGCGTGCGGCAAGTTCGGTCTGGTTCAGGCAGGTTCTGGTCTGCATCGTCCTCTCCCGGTGTGTCGTTGGGAGGAAGATGCACGGCGCGATGTGGGGATGTCGTCGGGATCAGAGTGGGATACGGCGGGGGATCAGTCGGACCGTTTCAATCATGGGCTGAAACGCATGTCGGTGGGATCGCCATCCCCTTCCATCCCCCAGAGCATCCCACCACGGGGAGCAAGTAGGGACGCGCGGAGGGTCCGACTCAGAGGCCCGCGAGGCGATACGCCCCGCGGCCGTTCGACTCGATGAGGAGCGGCCAGTCCTTCTTGGACTTGAAGACGTCCGCCATCTTGAGGCTGCGCGACCCGGCCGACGAGAGCACCGCCTTGCCGCTCTGCCACGGATCGCCCTGCTTGGCCGCCGCATGCAGGATCCGCACGACCTGTGCCTGGATCGGACCCAGCCGGAACTCCCGGCCATGGCAGCGGACGACCTGGTAGTCGGCAGAGGCATGAAACCCGCCAGCATGCATCATGCCAGTTGCCCCGCCAAAGCCCCGCGCTGCTTCGAAACGGTCGCGTTCTTCGCGCCTTAGCACCAGATCCGACTTGCGGATCGTCAAGCTCTCGCGTGAACCCCAGAAGCAGGCATAGTCCGCTCGGGTGGTCCGGAACCAGGTGACAGCAACCTCACCCTTGCGAAAAAGCTGGAAGACGTCCTGGACATTCAGGTCGAGAAGTCCGTTGAAAGTAGAGCGCTCGGTAGGCACTGAGAAGCGCTGTCCATCATCGGTTTCCTCGTAGTCGCCGAACTCGATGGGCAGATTGAGGATACGGACCGAAAGCCGCAGCTGATCGTTCTCGGCCAGATAGACGAGATCGAACTCGGGCATCGACCAGCGGGCGAGGACTTCCGGCAGGGTGAAATACGCCTTCTCGATCTCCATCCGTGCCCCCGATTCCAATGCAATCTGTTTGGCTTTTGTTCTAGTCGCTTGACGATCCCAATTCAATCCTGTCATATCCCATCTTATCCACAATCCGTTGGGGACAACATGATCGAGACCCATACCCTGGCCGACCGCCTGCGAGCCCGCGCCGATCAGCTTGGCCTGGCACCGGCCCATGTTGCGGAGATTGCCGGGGTCAACCGCTCCTTCGTCTATGACATCCTGCGCGGGCGATCCGTACGCCCGAGCATCGACCGGCTGGCCGATGTTGCCCGCGTGCTGAAGGTGGACCGGGAGTGGCTGATCCACGGCATCGGCGAGATCGAGGGCCCTTCCCCCTTCACCGAGAACCCCGAAGATTCCTTCGTGGCGATCGCGCATGCGACGCCC